ACTAAATCAAGAACTGTTCCTGCAGTTGCCTGTAATTCAGCACCTAAAAGAGTTCCAGTTGGAAATGTAATTGCTGTAGCACCTGCGGATGTTGAGGTGATATACCCTGTAGCTACTTGTGCTGCGGTTGCAACTGCAGTTGCGTTAATAGCTGCGGAGGTAGTGTGATCGGACAGAAAGCCGCTTTGTGATACGACTGGTCCCGAAAATGTAGTTCTTGCCATGATAATTTCTCCATACAAAGTTAAAGCTTATCCGTCGTGTATGCGTCTGCTGGGGCAGTCTGATAAGCTGGTTTTACCCAGATAATTAATGTTACACGTTTTCGTATCATTATACAACAAAAAAGGGACCGAAGTCCCTTTATATAAAGCTTTGAAATTACTTGTTCATTACGTACATTGTTACTTCAAAACCGAAACGCATTTCAGTTGCAATTGGTGTTGTCCACATAATATGATCTCCTTTCGTTTTAGATTTCAGCATTGCTGATAGAAGAATTATATAGACTTATTTAAACTATATGCTGCGTAAAATCATGAGTTTAAAAAAGAAAAACCCGACAGAGAGGAGCCGGGTTTTTCGGGAGGTGGAACTACTTACGATTAAGTAGAACCTGGTGAACCCCAAATACCTAGTGGATCACTCCAACCAAATGAATAACGCTCACGGGCTTTGTATCTTACGTTGCCAGTATCGAAATCGCCGTCCATTGAAGTTGTTAATGGTGTTCTTTCAAAATGCTTCATACCGTTAGGTACATCAGTAGTTAAAAAGAATGCATTGTTATCAGTCAAGAAATGATTGATAGAATACCCATCAGGGATAGAACCATTAGTTCTCATTGCATTGATATCGTTATCAGCAGTACCCGGTCTAAGCTGAGTATCTAATAAACGAGTTGCAACAAATTGTAGTGCTGGTGGAATAACTAATCTACGAGGTTTAGCCGCGATTAATAGACCACGTTCATCAGTCCAAGCTGCGATCTGAATAACTGCGGCTTCTAGTGCTGCCTCAGATAAATCCACACCAACTGCTGGTCTGTTTGAGTTTGTACCACCTGCCACCGTAGGGTGGTTAACAACAGCTGCTGCAGCGTTAGTACCAAATAATGATACGTTATCGCCACCTAAGAAAGCACCGTTGAAGCCATTGTTTAAAACGTTAGCTGCACGAACTTGCTTAGTATTTGCCATTGAACGAGCAAGAGCTTTAGTATAGCGAGCTGAAAGACTATCATATAGATTATCTTCAACTGCTTCTTCAGTTAAACTGAAACCTAAAGCAATTGTTACGTGGTTATATCTAGCTGTAAAAGCTTCTTGTGCATTATCATATGCAATAGCTGCTCCCTCAGATTTAAGAGGTGCGGCTGCAAAGCCAGCTAGTTTTGTTTCTTCTTCGAAAGAACGATCTGAAGATTCAGTTTCGTAAATCTCTTTATGTTCTTCCCCATAACGTGCATATTCTAAACCGAATAACGCGTTAAGTCCTGGTAATAGCTCCTTAAGGAGCTGGGCTCTTGAAATTGCCATGTTTTATTCTCCTTAATTAGATACCGACGCCGCTTGTATAAGCGTGCGCTACTGGGTTAAATTTCACAAGTAAGTCAGTAAACGCGTCGCCAACTGTAGATGTAGGTGAGTCTACAAATCCTACAATTTTAAATGCATCTTGATTTACACTAGTTGTAGCAGCGTTAACCGCTGTTGTTGAATTACCAGAAGTTAAATTTCCTGTGTTAGTTGTTTGAGCTATGATAGAACAACATTGACCTAAGTCAGCTGCTGTTACTGCTCCATTTGCTTGCACTTGGAAAATTACTGCTGGGTCGTCAATAACATATGCTAACGCATCTGCTGCTACTGTACCTGTTGGCCAGTTTTGTCTAAATACTACATTACCCGAATTTGGATCTGTAAATGTACATCCTACAAATACGCCTACTGTACCTGCTACAAAAGGTGCTGCTGCTGTTCCAACTGTTGCATTTGGACTTATAAAGCCAGTACCTAAAACACTAACCACTGAACCGTAGTAAATGTTAATAGCTGTTGCAGAGGCAATCGGGTACATTCTAGTCGAACCCGCATATGGGGTACCTCCTAGATGGTTTACGGCTCTAAGTCCGTAAGGGGCTGCTGTCGCTGCCATGATTGTTTCTCCTATTTATTTTCCCTTACCAAACTTTCCGGTATTTCCCGTCTCTTGACCTTCAGCAAATTTAGGCATACGAGGGTCATTTGACGACATAAATTGTGCGTCTACTGCCTCTGTTTGTTGCCTAGTCATCTGGTCTATATGTGCTTGACGTTGTTCCATTAATTCAGAAGGAATTTTACATAATAGCACACCACCAATTTCAATACTGTCTTTGTATTGTGAATTAGGGTCTGCCGCTAATTGAATCTCTGGGTGTTCCGAATGCTTTACCGGTTCCCAGCCTTCACGCATTTTTGCAGAAACGTTCATGTTATCAGGTTCATTTAATAAAGAACTTCTAACCCATCTATATGACCAACCAGCTTTCTGGTTAAATTCTGGTAGCGAACTTGCTGGCTTCCATTCTGTAACCTTACTTTCTCGTTGTTCTAATTCTCGGTCGGTTCTTTCGATTGTCTTTTTGTCTGTATCACTTTTAAATGTCTTATCCATTTGCGTTCTCCAATTTTATCATTTCTCGTGCATATTGTTCCGGTGTTAACTTAAGCTTTTTAGCAAAAGCAACCTGTGTCTTAGAAAGACGTACTTTTTTTGGCGCGGTACTACGCGTTGCCGGCGCAACTACATTCGAAGGTTTGCGTTGGGCGGGTCTATCCGGTTCCAACGAAGTATCCCCAAAATTTTCAGGGAATCGTTTTTGCATCGTTTCATCTATACGACGATAGTATTCGTCAGAAGTAGGACTTAACCCATTTCTAACTAATTTTTCATGTACCCCTAAAGCCAATGAAGTCATTTCTTCATCTTTACCAAACCAAGTATTTGTATCTTGCCAAGCTTGCGCTTTAGCATCTGGTTTAGCGACTTGAGGTCGTACTTGTTGTTGATTAGACTCTACACTATTTTCTGGTATTTGTGAAGTAGTATATTGAGGCTTTAGTCCACTAGCTTGCGCTAGTCTCATTTGAGCACTATTCATTGCTCCTTGAGCCTCAACTATTTTTTCAGTATCTCCAGAATCATAAGCTTCCTTATAATCACGTTTAGCTAAATTTAACTCAGTTTCAGAAGCACTGACTAAAGTCTTAATATAGTCTTCCTCGCCTGTACTTAGTGTAGACTGTAATTTTTTATTTTGATCCGCTACTTTTTGTGCATACGTAACAGCTTCTTGTCTTTCTCTTTCGGCTTTTTCTTTTTCGCGTCTTTCATCATGGTGCATCTTTTTTAACTGCGCCATTCTTTGTTTAACACGTTCAGAATATCCTTCTAGAGTATCTCCCTCTACTTGTTTTACAATATCATCAGGTAGTGGTTCTTTACCCCGATCTTCAGGAGGAGTGTCATCTTCTTCCTCTATAAATAATTCTTCTTGTTTTGGTTCTTGTTCTACTCTTTCTACGTCTGCTGTAGATTTTCCAGAAGCTTCTTTTTTACCCTCGTCTAAATCTACCTCTAGCTCTCCGCCTTCCATTTCTACTTCGTCAGGCACTTCATTTATAATTTCAGCCATGCTATTCTCCTATGCGCGTTCGTAGCCACGAGGGTCATCGACCACTGCTTCTACGGTATCGTCGTTTATTATGCGGAATTCTTTTCCGTGAATTTTGATTCTAGTACCTGCGTAAGCACGTGTTATAACGAAGTCTCCTTCTTTACACCATGGGCCTCCGGGGAACCTAGCTTTGTCTTGATAAGCTAAATCACCTAACTGCATTACAAATAAACATACAGTTGCACCTTCTTCAATTTTTTTAACCTCATCAGATTTTACAATACCGCCTGCATACGTTTCCTCTGCTTCAGGAACAATACACAATAAACGATAGCCTTTAACATCAGGTAGTTGAGTTGCTAGTTTTGCAATAGCTTCATCCCCTGTTATTTTCTTACCATCTTTGGTTGTAGTAATTTTAGATTTGATTGGGTCTCCAGAAATAGAGACTATTTTTTTGTCTGGGGTAGCAATGGTTGTACTCATTTTTTACCCTTTTTTGAATCTATTTTGACTACACTATCCGTTGGGTTAGCACCAAAATCTTCATCACCTTCTTCATGAGTTTTGATGGCGTCTACAATCATAGATTGAATAATCATGTATCCTCTTACTTCACCAACTGCTGATAAATAAGATTCAAATTTATCGGTTCCCCTACCCATACTTTCTAATAAATCTTTGCGTCTTTCTTCTACCTGGGTTGCTAGAAGCATTAACGTTTCCTTGACCATTTTTTATTCCTTTTTGTTTAGTTGAGTTTCATCCTTAAGTTTAGTTACATCTACCTGAGTTCCGTCTTTTAACTTTTGCGTATGTGCAATAGTTTCGTTACGTAACCTAGATTCTTCTGAGCGTAAAGCCATATCTTTTTCTTTGTTAATTGCTTGTGCTCCTAATTTAGCACCTTCTATAACTTCTTTAGTTGTTATGTCTTTCTGTTGCATTTCAGCTTCAGCTCCAATTTTAGCTCCTGCTATAGATTCAGTAGACTTGATTTTGGTTTGTGCAAGCATTACATCTTTCTGTACTTCTATTGTTGCTTTTTGTTTATCAAGTTCAAGTTTAGCTATATCAAGTTGAATATCAGCCATCACTTTCTGGGCTTTAGTCTTGGCTTCTTCTTGTTTAATTTGAAGCTCTGCTTGTTGCATTTGTAATACAGGGTCTTGAGCTTGTTGTTGTCTTTCTTCTTCAGACGCTTTTAGACTACTGTCTCCTAAAACTTTTGGTGCAGCTTCAGCTGTTAATCTAGCAACTTCGTTTTCAATATCTACTGGTAGTGGTTCATCCATTGGTGGAAGAGGTACACCTAGTTTTCTTTCTATTTCTAATCTATATTGGAACGCCACGTGTTCTGCTATATGAGATTCCATAGCTGCTTGAATCATTCCTGCTTTTGTACTTTGTCCCACAAGCTTTCTAATTAAAGGATCATCAGTAAATGCCATATGAACTGCAATGTGGGCTTCATGATCTTGGTCAAGAAACGCTTTTACTGGCTTGCCATTAATAATATTCATATTTTCTGTTACAGGACCTAACTGTTTAATATCATCCTTATTAGGAATAAGTTTCTCTGCATTCTTTACACCGAGTACGTCTAGCATCTGTCTATTCAACTCAGGTAAGTCATATATGTCTGGGTTCTGTTGTGCCATTTGCATAACCGCTTGGTACTGCACAACTTTCTGTGCCATCGTTGCAGCATTAGGATCAGCGACAGGAATAAGATTTACTTTCTCATAGTCTGATTGTTTAGCGCCGGGTGTTCCTGTTGATGGGTCATACTGATAGTCAGGGTCTGTATAGTCTGCAATGATATTCTTAAGTAATCCAAACTCTTTCTTCATAGAGTAATAGATACGCGCATTAACTGCCGACATGACTTTAAGTGTTCGTTCTAGTATTGCAAGTGTAGAACCTACTGGAGAGTTAGCTGACATATCAGATACCTTCATATCCGCAGCAGAAGCAAAGCGCCTACCCTCATTAATAATCTTGTCCATTAAAGCAGAAAGCACTTGACTTGGCTCTTTATAGGGAAGCATCATAATGTTATCGCGAATACTACCTGAAGGCGCATCTACATCACGGAACTCTCCTGGACCAATTGGTGTATCATCACCTTTAATACGTAAGCCTCTAGCTTTAAATCCACCTGGGAGATTAGATAATGTACCCGCGTCTACTAACTGTCTTAATAACATTGTGCCTGATTTTGAAAATCCACCAATCAGATGTATTAGACCAAAGCAATAAAATCCAAATCCTGGGATATAGCCATAGTGAACAAAGTGTTCACGGCGTTTTTGTAACTCATCCTCTTGTTTCCAATTACGTCTAATAGATAAAATCTCTGTTGTACCTTTATCAATTGTTACAATATAAGGTAACGCTATTCCTGTTTTACCGTCTTTGTCTTCATCTTCATAACCTTCTAAATCAAGGTTAACATTCATCTCTAATATTTTATATCTATCATCATTAGTTGCGTCAAAGCCCATTTGCTCTGCAATCTTTTTCTCTACTTCATCTAAGTCGTAGCTAGGTTCTCCTAGTTCTATGTCTCGATAAAAACCAAGATGCTGTAATGTATGAAGTTCTTGTTCTGTCTTACGCATAACATGAGTTACACGCTCTGCTGTCTCTAAGTTAGAAGCGCCGTATGGTACAACCATATCTTCAGCGGGTACAAATATAGATACTTGTCTTTCTAAAGCTGGGTCATAATAAACTTTCTTAAATGCATTACCTGCTAATCCTAAGCCCCATAACATTCTTTCATGTTCTGGGCGATATTCTGGCATCTTATCCATGAGTTGATAGTTCATATTCTCTTGTACACGTGCAGCAGCTTCCATACACTCTGGAGTTTCTTTACCAATAATAGAAGTCTTCACTGGGCCTGCAGCTGGGAAAGTTTCCATCATTGTTTCTGCTTGGAATTTAACGAGTGCTTCGGAGAGTAGTGGGTGATAGACAGCACATGCGCCTTCCCATGGTTCGGATCTTTCTTCTATCTTAAGTCCTAATAGTTCTAAGCCATCAACATAAGTTTCTAGCCAATCTTTTCTGGAGTTAACATCATTACTAAAATCTTCTAGTAAATCTGAAGAGAGTTCAGCTAGATATTTGTCATCTAATTCTTCAGCTAAGTTAGCATTAAACTCATCGTCCTCCATAGCATCAGGATCAATAACTATTTCTGTATCACCAATACCTATAGTTACACTTTCTGGGTCTTCTATTTCAATCTCAATAGCTTCTTCGTTCTCAGCTACTTCTTCAACTCCGATTGGAGCTGCGTATAGTCCTTTATCTACGTCTGCCATAATTTTATCCCTTAGCTCTTTTTTTCGCTGCTTGTGATAACTCTTTAAAATGTACTAATTTTTTTGATGTTTTGGTGTGAGTTTTATTTGAATGTAATGTACCATCTGACATCTTATGGGTCGAACCCTTATGTTCTTTTCCGTCTTTTGTATAATGTTTAACGCCTTTCATAAAATCTCCTCAATTTATAATGCATAAAGCTTTTTATTACCTCTACCTTTAAACATCTGTATATCATCTTCTTCGTCACTTGGCAAGCGAATAAATCCGCCTTGTCTAAACCTTGATAATGCTAGGGTTGTCGAGTCAACCAAGTCATCGTTGGCACCACTAGGGAAGTCGTTGCATTCTTCAATAACCTCATGCGCCCAACGTCTGTCTGGTGCCCAAACCACACCCCCACTAAACAAATCAGACACAGCATTAACACGGCTAATCTTATCTTGCCCTTTTCCAGGCGTAAATTCTCCAACAGGTATTCCCATTCTTCTAAATTCTTGATATAGCGCTGCACCATTTGATTTTTTCTCTACAATAAAAGCGTCTGGCTCCCACTCTTGGTATTCTTGTAAGCAAAGCTGCTTAAGTTCTGGGAATTCCAAACGTTCTTTTACTGCGTTCAATAGTATTATAGCGTAATTATTGGTTTCTTCATTAAGAAATACGCCCCATGTTGTTAATGCGTTGTAATCAGCTCTGTTATTAGCTTCTTGTGCTGCATCAAGTGTCATTATTATAAATTCACACGGTGGTGGGTCTTCTTCTTCCCACATATTCCACCATTCTCGCTTAATTAGTGCGCCTTCTTCCGATGTTGGGTTCTGTAAGTACTGTGCATTCCAATATCGTATGTCTATTGCTGCTCTTCTTGCTTGTAATTCTGCTAATGGCCAAAACTCAGGCCATAATGGGACTTCATTCCCCTTTTTATCCTCTAAAATGGCTGGAAACTCTACTATTTCCCAGTCATCTACCTCATCATTCTTAATCATCTGGTTAACTATCTGCCCTGTCAAGTCTAATTTAGACCATCGAGTCATTACTACTATAATAGCACCCCCAGGCATAAGCCTTTGTAGTGGTCCTGATTGAAACCATTCCCATGCTGGGAGAAAAACGTCTCC